TCTACTCAGTCCCTGTTCCGGCTTTAACCAATTGTCTATTATTTGTGCGTTCGCATTTGCCGTACTAACTATATCCTGAACTGCACTTGTATCAACTTTGGGTTGATGTGTTACATATGTTTGTCCTAGTACAACTACTGCATTACTATTGATACTCTTAGTGTCTTTGATTGGAGTACCTGTCTTATCTCCAAATGCATCATGGTATGTGTGTACTACTACACCTAATGTACTGCCCGCTATACGCTTGCCTAACGCACTTGCAGGATCAACAGTGTATGTAACTTTGTTAGGTGTAAACTGTAAGCCCTCTTGTGAACTTGTTACGGGCTTGCGTGGAGTATATAGTAAATCTCCGTATACATAGCCTTTCATATCAGCTGGTGTATTAGCTTCTAGTATCTCAAACACACCTGACATTTCTCCAGCAAAATCTTTACGCCAGTCTTCGCCTTTGCCTGTGTTCATAATAAAGTCTTGTAATTCACCACTACTAGTTGTTTTGTTTTTGCCCCAACCATTTTTACCAGTCATTACAAAAGTGCCGTCGGGTTCACGTCCCCAAAATATAGTTGGATTACCGTCCCATTTGATACTAACGTCTTTGGAATCTTGTCCTAATCTTGTGAGTATCTCAGCGGCTTTCAATGCACCTCTACTACCTTCAAAGGTAACAAGGTCTTCTAAATGATTGTACTCTCTGCCTTTACTGGTAGTAGCTTCTGTAAGGAATTGATTGGCTCTCATTAGTCAAGCTCTTTCCAATTTGGATCACTACGCAAATCTGCTAGCAATGCATCACCTTTTTCTTTACCCAATGCCGCCATTATAGCTTCGACACTGCCTATATCTTTTCCTGAGGCATTAGGGCCTAATAATGTTTTTGCTACTTCGTCTATATTACTGGTTATCAAATTGGCTTTCTTACCGGTTGCATCTCTGCTAAACAATCCTTGATAAGGTGACCATAACATGTTTTGGTCTTTTGCCAATTTAGCAAGTGTAATCATTTTGTTTACACCTTTAAATTTGCTACCTTGCGGAATAGTATGTGTATGAAACTTTGCCGCTGTTTCTGCATTAGGTACAACCATAATATCAACTTGATGTGTGTGATCGTCCATTGGTACTTCAACATGTACACTAGTACCACTTTGTCCTGTATTGAATCCTGCTAAGTCAAATACTTGTCTTAATTTTTTTCTAATTACAGGGTCTTTTTGATCTTCCATACCAAAGTGTTGCTTTAGCTGATCCATATCAACTATCATGTCTAAGTCACCACTCATTTTACCTGGTGTGGGTGTTGCTCCACTGCCAATGGGTATTGCTTTACTATTAGTTTTAGCTAGTACATTGTTAATACTTTTCATAATGCCTGGAATCATATTATGATCAAAACTTATGCTGTTAGGAAAGATATTACCACCTTCTTTAAGTTTTTTAATTAAGCTAGAACCTTTGGATCTAGTTAAACGACTTCCACGTTTTTTACGTTTCTTATTTCCACCTAGTATATCTGCTATTCTCATTCTACTTTTCCAATACCTCGAGCGAATTTTTTAGGATCTTTTGTTCTGATTGCATTTATTAATCGTTTGTTTAAGTCCGATGCAGTTTCAACATCAAAACTTTCGTTTATTAAATCTATCAAATTTATAGCAGTTTGAATAACTTGCTGTCCATTAGATTCAACAATATGCTTCTTGTCACGCTTGGGTGACATAGCATTTATTTCTTCCAAAATTGATCGTGTTTTACGCTTCATATCAGTAGTATTTAGTAAATATTGTTGCTGAAGTATTGGTGATCGCACTTATAGCAGTTGCTGGATAATGATAATGAACAAAGGATCCGTTAACAATAAGAGCAAAATCATCAATGGCAGGCAAGCACAAATTACAGGCAATACATAGGCTCATACTAATGACTCCAATTTTATACACAGTGTTTGTTGTTCAACATCAGAAATAATAAAAGATAAGGTAGCAATAACCTTTACTTCAGCAACTTTTCTCTTATAGTTCATATTCAAAATTCTGACAGGTAGTTGATTTTTTGATTAGTTTTGCTCCATTTCGAATATGAAATTTGCTTGCTACATCTGTTAGTGGACTTAATGTTACTAATCTTTTTATCTCAGTCTTACTTGTCATTAACTTTAACAATTTATTTACAATGGTTCTCCCTGCACCCGACTTGTTACTCCATACAGTATATGCTACTGCAATCGATCCGGTATCGTCTCGGTATTCTTCTAATTCTTTCTCATCGGTTGGTATGTTTGTACAATAGCATATGCATACTACGGCTGTCAAGTCGTCCAATACATATACCTGTTTACCCAAATCTACTTTATTAATGTGTGGACGTACTGGATCACTAGAAAGTATATCCAGTTCATTTATACTAATTAATCTGATCACTACTCGCTCTTTCTAAGTAAACTTTTTAACCTATCAGTTGCATTCACTTGTGGATTTGCATCCATATCATTCTCTGTGATATTTTCTCCTGCAGGCGCAACTGTACTCTTTGTTTTTAGTTTTTGATATATGCTTGTAGTACTAGTATCATCTTGATCATCTTCATCCAAGTCTTCAATTTTTAAACTGTCCATATTAAATGCCAAGTCCAGCTTACTGCCTACTCCACTACTACTTCTAGTTTTCATAAATTGTATTTGTACCCTCCCACGCTCTCGCATAGCTCTACTGCTGAATATACCAATTAAGTTATCAGCAGTATTGATTTTACTTATACCGCCTGCAATGTGGCTGTGGTCAAATTCAATCTCATCAACTGCACTACGATTCAACTGCGAAGCTGTTACAAACAATATACCCAACTCAGTTGCTAGGTTACGCAATTCTTCACTAACAAACTTGTCCTTAATAAATTGATCACTTGGATTAACTTTTACTGTTACTGGCATCATAAGATCCAAGTAGTCAACCAGTAGTGCATCAACATGCAAGTTGTGTTGTATCTGATATTCTCTCATATATGCTTTGATGTCATTAACAGTAGTACCATTCTTCATTTGTATTACTTGCAATTTGCCTGCTTTCTTACTAGCCATCTTAACACGCAATTCCACATCACTGCTATTCTTCATTACATCTTTAGTACTCATACCTGTGAGCATAGCATCCAGTCTCATAGCACATAATTCTTCACTAAGTTCCAAACTAATATACACCACGTTCTTGCCTTGCAATGCCCAGTTCAGTGCCAAGTTCTGCATAAACAAACTCTTACCACTACCACTACCACCTGCAAAAATGTTTAGTTCGCCTGGATTAAATCCGCCATACAATACTCTATCAAATGTATCCCAACCACTACTGTTCTGTCCTCTGTTATCTTTAATTGCTTGAATACGTCCTGCAGGATCATCCCAATAGTTTGTACCAAAGTTTTTAGCAAGTCCGATCTCTGTTGCCGCTTTGATAATACCTTCTACTGTTCCATACTCTTTGTTCTCAAGTTTGTCTGCACTTTCAAGTATTGCCGCTTCTAGTGCTTTGTGTCTACAAAACTGTTCAAAGTTATCCATAAACCAATTTTTATGTTCTACTGTTAGTTTATCACGCACATCAGATATTTCAACACCAGCAACACCTTTAACCTGCTCTAACATGGGAACATCGTTATATTCATCTGCATGTTTTTTTACAAAGTCTACAGTATCTCTAAACTGCCTATCAAAGTAACTGCTTTCTAAGATAGCATTACAACGTACAAATAGATCCTTGTCTGCCAACAAGAATTCTAAGTACAGTTTTTGTAAGTCTGGTGTGTAATCTTCGCTCATATCTATCCTTATTATACTACTTGCATCTAGTTTTTGCAAGTATTTTTATTTTAGTACCACTAGTTTCTACGCTGTTGAGTATACTTTGCACAGTAAACAATCTACCATAACGCATTACAGCATCATTTGCATCCTTAATATCATCTTCCCATTCAGGAAATGCTACACTCCAACCACGTTTAATAGCCTTATCAATTGTATCCAATCCTGCTTTGTCAAAGTCAGGCAATAATATAATATCTTTGTCTAGTTCTTCGATTATATTACACTGTGCATCACTGGGACTATTACCAGCTAGTGCAACACCTCCTACTTGTATTGCATCCAACTGTCCTTCTGTAACTATAATTATGTCATGTTCCTTTTGTGCGTCTAAATTAAACACAAAATCTTTCTGTTGTTGCAAATAGTATTTGGGCATCGCTTCAGGTCTATTCTTAGGACACCATCTTGCTGTATAACCTACTATCTTATTGTTGTATCTAAACGGAAGTATAACTCTACTAGCAAAGTGCATATGCGGTGACCAATACCAATCTTCATAAAAATCTAATCCACGCTTCATCAGATATGTACATGCAAGACTTAATTTGGTTAGTTGCTTTTTATCTAGCTTGTCCAATGGATAACTGCCAATTGGATAGCTGTCTTGTGGTAGTTGTTTTTCTTCCCATTCTATTTTTAATTTGTCTATACGTTCTTTAGGTATATACTGTCCAGCAATATCATTTGCTTCTTGCTCTCGTAAAAGTTCAAAGTTAATA